TCAATATACTGCAGACATTATCGGTGTGTCCAGACAGCATGCTAAAGGGCATACCTTCAAACCTTTGTATGGAGGTATGTCTGGAACTGATGATGAGAAGAGATACTATGATGCTTTTAAAGAAAAGTATAAAGGTATTACATTGTGGCATGAAAAATTACAAAATGAGGCATTAAAATATAAAATGATTACACTACCAACAGGCAGACAATACGCATTTCCAACAGTAGAAAGAATGCCTTGGGGTGGTACAAGTTTCTCTACACAAATAAAAAATTATCCTGTGCAGGGATTTGCTACTGCAGATATAGTTCCATTAGCTTGTATTAATATACAAGAATTAATTAATAAACATAATCTAAAAAGTATGCTAATAAATACAGTTCATGACTCTGTTGTGGCTGATATACATCCAGATGAAGAGACTGAAATGGTTGCTGTAATGCGTGAAGGTGCGGCAAAAGTAATCAAGTCTTTAAAAGATATATACAATATTGATTTCAATGTTCCCCTAGATACTGAAGTAAAAATTGGCTATGATTGGTTAAATTTAGATGTAGTAGAATAATATGTTGACAGTGAGTGTCAGTATGTTAATAATAATTATTAAATAGATATACTTGGAGGTATATATATGACTGAATTACAAAAATATGATTCCTTATCAAAGGAAGAAATAATGAGAATGACAGGTCAAGAAGATGACTCTGGTTCTGGCTCATTAGTATTACCAAAACTTGCTATAAATAGAGTTGGTGAAGATGATGATGGAAATAAATTAGAGGTGGGAACATACTCAATTTATGATACTGTATCTGAACAAAAAGTTTATAGTAAAAAAGGCAATGGCCCTGTGCTATTTAGACCTTTTATACGAGGGTATCAATACATGGAGTATGATGCTGAAACAAACACTTATCCAAATTACTCAGTGATTTTTAAATCATGGAAAGATGAGGCATTAGATATTAGTGGAGGTACAAAATGTGGTAAAGTTCCTTACAAAGAGTTAGATAATCTAACTAATGAAGAGGCGGCAAGACAGAAAAATATAAAATGCTATACTTTAGCATATGGATTATTAAATATGCATGCTGTTACCGGTGCAGGAGAAGAAGTAAATGTAGAAGATTTACCTTGTCTTTGGCGTACAACTGGTATGAATTTTAGACCTGTTAATGAGTCTATTAAGAGTATTAAAAATCGTGGTAAACTTATTCAAAACACAAATCTTCTTCTTTCAACAAAGAGAAAAAAACATGGAACGAATGTTTACTACATGACTGATATTTCTATTGATGATAAACAGGTAGATTTTACTAAAAAGGATTTATCTACAATGGAGCTTTTTGCCGAGACTATTGGTGAAGAGAATAAAAAAATTGTAGATGCTTGGAAAGAATCTTCAAAAACTAAACATACAAGTAGTGATGAGGACTCTGAGAGAGTAATGAAAGACATATCACCAGAAGAGGCGTTAGCATCCTAGTGTCAGATTCTATTTTAAATCGTGTTCAAATGTTTTTAGCGGAGGCCAATAAGGCCTCCGTTGAAGTATCAGATGAACTAATAGAAGAGTTTGGAAATGCTTGTAAAGATGCATTTAAAAAACAATTTACTGAAAAAAGACAAACTGATTTTAAATACAGAATGTCAAATATAGGTAGACCTCTCTGCCAATTGCAAATGGAAAAGAGTGGTGCAGAAGCTGAACCAATGCCTTACAATGCTAAAATGCGTAACCTATTTGGTGATTTAATTGAAGCGGCGGCAATAACTATTATGAAATCCGCAGGAATTGAAGTAAAAGATATACAAAAAAAAGTAACACATAAATTTGATGATAAGCAAATTAATGGTACTATGGATGTAAAAATTGATAATAAGGTATGGGATATAAAAAGTGCATCACCTTGGTCATTTACAAATAAATTCTCAGAAGATGGTGGTGGATTTGAGTCTCTTAAAAAAGATGATGCTTTTGGCTATGTAGGTCAAGGCTATATGTATGGCATTGCTGATAAATCTGATTTTGGTGGGTGGATTGTTATTAACAAATCTACTGGAGAATGGTGTACTACAGAAGTTCCGGCAGAACATGAGGCTAAAGATGCGGCAGTTAAAAACGCTGAAAGTAATATAACTAAATTAGAATCAAATGAGCCTTTTAAAAGATGTTTTAGTGATGTAGAAGAGTTCTTTTATAAAAAACCTACAGGCAATAGAGTTCTAGGTACTACTTGTAGTTTTTGTCCATATAAAAAACCATGTTGGGGTAATCAAATTCAATATTTACCACAACAGCAATCTAAAAGTAAAAGCCCAAAATGGGTTTGGTACACACAAATAGATAATCCAAGAGTAGAAGATGAGAACGAGCAGTCGTAAAGCTAAAGGGAGAAGACTACAAAATTGGACAAGAGATACATTGTTATCTATATTTAAAACTTTAGATGATAATGATATAAGCTGTGCTATTATGGGGGAAACAGGGGAGGATATTAAATTATCCAACCCCGCTAAAAAATTAATACCTTATTCTTTTGAATGTAAGAACAAAGAAACATTTAAAGGTATATATGATATTGTTGCCCAAGCACAGAGCAATTCAAAAGCAACGGATGTGCCGGTTGCTATAATTAAAATGAACAAGTTTCAGCCATTAGCTATTGTTGATGCTACACATTTTTTACAACTAATAGGAAAACAAAATGGATAATGGTGTTGATACAAAAGTCAATAGTATAACAATAACAGTCTATCCTGCTGAAGGTGGTTTTGGGTGTGTTATAACAGAGCCTAAACTTTTACCTCTTACGCAAGAAATGGGTGTTGCTTTAACTATTGCTCATGGTATGGTTGCAATGTCACTAAGCCAACCAGATATAGTTTTTGATGAGGGTGTAAATTCTTTAGCAAAATTAGAAAATGATGAAGTTGCAAAAGGAACTGTAACTTTAGAGGAAATGTTTCAAAGAAAAAAGGGTAGATTACACTGATGATAAAAACGCAAATAAAAGAAAATAAGAGTGATAGTATTAAGAAACTAAAAGAAAGTGATTTCTCTGTAACTAAATTCTCAAAAGATTTATCCTATGGTAAGAAACATGAAAAACTTGTTATGAAATCTATGGAAAACTTTGAGTTAAAAACAGATAGAATGGCCCACAAAACAGGCAATGTCTATGTTGAATTTAAATCAAGAGGTAAAGATAGTGGTATAAGCACTAGTAAATCTGATACATGGATATTTAAAATAGTAAGTAATGGGGATAGACATTTATTTTCTATACAAATTCCCTTGACAAGATTAAGAAAATTAGTTAGTAAAGATTACAGAGTTGTTCCGGGTGGGGATAACTTAACATCAAGAGGATATTTAGTGCCAATAACTGATTTAATAAAAGTATGACAGTTGAATTTTGGCAATGGTGGATTTTGATTATGGTAACAATAAATACTTGCATAAATACTATTGTGTTTTTTGTAGGTAGAAAATTTAAGAAGAAAAAGAAATGATAACAAAAGAAATTTTATCTGAGGCTACAAGATTAGTTGGTACAGATAGGCAAAAAGATTATGGTGATAAGGTAGAAAATCACAATAACATAGCTAAGTTATGGTCAGCATACTTAGATGTAAAAATTGAGGCACACAATGTGGCTATCATGATGGCGTTATTAAAAGTTGCAAGAACAAAACTTGGAGCTGTTAGTAAGGATACTTATATTGATATGTCTGCATATGGTGCAATTGCAGGTGAGATTAAATTCAAGGAGGAATAATGTCAGAACAAACTGTAGCTTATATAATGACTGAAGAAGTAAGGAGTGTTATACTAAAATATATGTATACACGACCTTATCAAGAGGTAGCACAAGGTATTGCTGTATTAATGCAACTGCCTAAACTAGACCCAAAAATAAATCCAAGTTTTGTGCAAGATGAAAAGCCAAAGTCAAAATAAAAAAAGGGAGCATAACGCTCCCCTTTTTAAAACTTCTGTATCTATTGGTAGTGATGGTTTGTTAGTTATAAACCATGAATGGATTGAACCTAGTAAATTACTTGATGCATTATCTATTTATAAAGACGATTATTATAAACATATATTATCTGCAATAATAAAACATTGTAAATCTGAATCAGTGTCTTTTGATGATAAGCTAAATAAACTTCTTAGGCAAATGTAGATAACATTTGATTTGTTTGGTCTATTAATTTTGCCACAGGTTGTGGTTTATTGAGTATATCAAATACTTTATCTCTATCCCGTATATCAATAATATGAAATTTGTGGTCTCCATAATTTTCATTTAAAAATTCTATATCTATTTCTTCTTTACCATAAGGCCCATATTCCATAATATCTGAATTTTCCATTCAAATATTACTGTCTTAAAATTCTCTTAAACGTTGTTCAACTACTGATGGTGGTGCGTCAAAGCCATACTCTGCCATATTTGCGTTTTTAATTGTATCAAAACCAAATTTTTGTGCTACATTTGGTAGCTCATCATAAAACCCTCCAGAACCAGTTTTAGATTTTATTGATTTAGTTGTTGGAATAATAACATAATCAAATCCGTTATCATAGGCAACCCTAATATCTGCCCACAATTTTTTCTTATACCAATCCCCTTTACCTAAACCTTTATCAGTCATTGAACCAAACCAAGCAGTACCTGTTGTTTCATTGTCGCTTGTAACATTCCCTTTTCCTGTAGGTTGTATTTCTTCTATAACGTATGCTCTTTCTCCGTTTGGATTTGTTGGGCTAGTATTTACACGCCTATCTGTGACTATACTCCACCCTATTAAATTTTTAGTGTCTCTAAAATGAGGGTCATCAAAATTTGGATAGCCCGATAAATCATTAGATGTTAGTTTAACTTCCATGTATTTTCCATGTCGATGTTTATTAAATGTTATTACTTTTGGTTGAAATTCGTAGTTTTGAGAAGCAACAGGAGTAGTAATATAAGGGCGGCTATCATCTTTTGTCATTTTTTCTTTTTCTGCTATTTCAATTTTTTTCTTTACGTTATTAAGATTAATATATTTATCATTAAGATTATTTATATGATATTGCCAATTTCCTATAGTGGTCATGCCCGATGTAGTTTGAGCTACATATAATCTTCTTTCTTGCGGTGTCATTTTAGAAAAATCTGGTGGTTGAGTTAACTTATTTATGTATGGAGTCCAGCCGGGTAAATCTCTTAATTCTAACTTTTCTACAAGCTGATATAAAAAGCTTTGTAATATTCTTTGATTAGCATAATAGTCATCATTTACTAATGCATTAGAATTGGCTTCTTTATAATATTCACCTACTAATCTATTATTAAAGGTTAAGTCCATTAAAGCCTCTTGATTTAAAGTATTTTTTGGATTTGCTAATTCTTTTAAATTTTGTAATGTGGCGTAGTTTGGCATTTTTGCACCAGACATTAGCATAAATTCTGGTATACTAGATTCATATTCTCCACTATCTGTATTATAATGTTTTCTATTATTAAAATTAGTTAACAATTGGGAAACCCATTGTTCTCCTATGGCATTTGCTTCTGCGGATTTTTTTATAGGTATGTATGCTGTTCTAATTTTACTGTCGCTACTAAAATCATTTAGTATTTGATAATTTATATTTGTATCATAATGGGGAGCATACCCTATTGAGTACATAATTTTATCTTTGAATCCTTGAGCAACAGTTTTTCGACTAACGTCTACTTCCCATAATTGAGGCATATCACCCAAGTAGTTATCACTTGGCATACTTACATTAAATCCAACCTCTGGAACAGCGTCTAAAAGAAATTCTTTTCCTTCGTAAAAATCATCAAGCATATTTGGATTAAAATAATTAACCTCTTTCATTTGTTGCAATCTATTATTAGCTATTTCTTCAAAAAGTCTATTGCCTGTTGCGGCATGTGCCGTATTTAGATACACTATATTAGAACTACCACTTGGAAATTCTATAAC